GTTACTCTCACGCTTATAACTGCTGCGGCACAAAAGGATGTACTTCCTTTGTAGAACCTTATGATAATGGTGCAGGTGGTATGAGTAACTTCTGCGCTGAGGGTGGTTCCTGGGGTTACCACATGTGCTCTGGTGGTTGTTACACTTGTCTCCACTCTTCTCAGTGCGGCATGTGTATTGCAACAACTGCTTGCCACTATGGTGCAAACGATAGAGGTTGTTCCTTTGGTATCTGTGGTGTGAGTGGTAACAGACAGCAAAATACATATTGCATGGGTTCAGACTTCTCCTTCACTGGTGGTGGTGTAGGTCCTTGGGCAGCACCACAGATCAAGACTCAAGATAACTGCTCATACGCTAACCTTCACGGTTGCTGTAAAGGATTCTCTCTCTTCCCTGGTGGTGGTGGCGCATCTCCCTTTACTGATGGCGGTTGCTGCTGGGGTGGATTTGGTAGAGGCGGTCTCGTCGTTGTTTCTCACTGGTCTTAATTTCGGAGGTTAAATCAAATGCCAGCAATTACGCAGGGACACACTGTAAATAACATCACCAAGACAGTTCTGTTTCCCGTCCCTGAAACATACTTAGGTGATACACAAGATGATACCGAAGTCGGTATTGCAACTTACATCGGACCCAGATATCTGAGAACCAGATGGGAGCGTCCAGATGCAGAAGGAAATATTCAACAGGATGGATCTCATGGTGTTTGGGATTGGGATGATCCTAGTGGACAATTCCCTTGTCCTCAGAACTGTGTGGAAGTAAAACTGGATGCAGAGCAGCATCCTATCCATGCTATTATGCTTTGGGGTCAAGCATATCCTGGAGAGATTTGTCATATCTCATGTGGCACCACTGATACTCCTCCGACTCAGATGATGGATCCTCTTACAATTACAGAGGCAATTGAACCTCAGTCTTGTAAGTATGATCCTGCTGCTGAAGCATGGGCAACTCCTCAATTTAGAAGAGATGCTGCTGACGATAGAGATCCTGAGGCAGAAGGTGCTCGTTTCTCTTGGTCGATTACAAGACAGATGAGAGATCATCTCTTGCAAATGTCTGACCAGAAGGTTGCCATGCCTGATGTTCCCGACTCTGTTAAGCAACCTTGGATTGAGTATAGACAGAAACTGAGAGATCTTCCTCAAGATTGGGCAGATGTTGGTAACTCAACCTATCTGATTCAGTGGCCTATGGAACCTGATGTTGCTGCCCGAGGTACTATCTACGGTGCTCGTCCTGTGAATGGTATCTCTGAATAATCTAAATAAAAATCGATAATACATTTCAAAATTCTGGGAAAAATTTTTCCAGAATTTTTTTTATCTCTGAGGATTTATGTTTGAGTTGAACGAGAGAGTTGACATCACAGCAGTAACTGACATTGGACCAGACCGCCGATCTGCATTGATCATTGATAATTTTTATCAAGATCCAGATTCAGTCCGAGACTATGCTGCTTTTGATATTGACTTAAGAAATGACCAGGACATCATGGGAGGTCTACCTGGATGGAGATCATATGCAGAAGACTATAGAGTTAGACAAAATTTGAAATCGTTATTTGATAATCTATCAAAGCAACCTCTTTGGAAGTATCCTATAAAAGATAGTTGGGAAGAGAATTGGAATAAGACTAATTTTTTATGCAACATGATGAAAGATTGTAGAGACTCTGGTGGGGGTATACCTCACTCGGATGGTTTTGATATCAATTTTGGTGCAGTAATTTATCTAAACAAACCAGAAGAATGTAACGGCGGCACCAGATTATATTCTCTCAATGATATTCAAAGTCCCAATCAAATAAACAATGGTGATGCATTTAGACATCGTTACAATGAATATGTCAAAAAGAAATGGTTGACTGATCATACTTCTGATGAGTGGAAAGTTGAACTAGAGTTTGAGATGGTGTATAATAGATGTATTCTTTATGAAGCTGACATGTTACATGCTCAGTGGTATGAAGAGGGTGCATTTACCGAACACTATAGGATCGCACAGGTCCTTTTTATCTAACTAAATATCTCGTTGACCTGATTAGTATGAGAGCGAAAGCATTCTTTATCAATGGTGGTGCTGGTCGAGTAATTACTTCAATTCCTGCTCTAGAAAAGTACGCGGAGACTCACGACGATTTTATTATCGTTGCTGAGGGCGGAATGAATTTTTATAAGGCACACCCCGTTCTACACAAATACGCATACGATAACTGGCACAAAAATCTCTTTGAAGATAAGATCAAAGATAGAGATTGTGTGACTCCAGAACCATATAGAATGTGGCATTACTACAATCAAAAGTGTAGTATCGCTCAAGCATTTGACATGGAAATCAATGGACTGGATGAACCCAGAGAACTTCCTAAACCAACGATCAAACTTTCAAAGGCAGAAGCAATCTCTGCAATCAATACTGTAGAGGAAGTCAAGAACAAAACTGGTAAGGATAAAGTAATCGTAGTCCAACCATTTGGTAGAGGTGTTCAGGTTCAAGGTGAGTATATTATTGATCCCAGTTCAAGAAGTTTTCATCAAAGACATATTGTAGAGATCATTAATGATCTCAGAAAAGATTATGGTGTGATCATTATGTCTGAGTTTCAGTTTCCTGTGGATACTGATACTTCTAAGATTCCATGTGCTTGGCCACAGACTGACATTCGTACTTGGGCAGGTATCATTGAATGTGCAGATCATTTCTTAGGATGTGATTCAGTTGGTCAACACATTGCTAAGTCTGTGGGCACCACCGCAACGGCAGTCATTGGATCTACCTTCCCTATCAATATCTCTTATCCTAATGATTCTGATGTTGATATTATTGATCTAGGAGAGGGCAATAGAACTTTCTCTCCCATTAGGTTGACAATGGAAGACTATCAAGATATGATGAACGATGAGTGTATGGAAATGGATGCTGAAGATATTAAAAAAGTAGTTACTTCGTGTAGACAGAGGTTGGGTAAACCAAAAGAACGCAAGACTCAAACTAATACGGAGTCTCAAACTAACGCTTGCTGTGAACCTAAAGGATTTGGAAAATGACACAATGGATTGCTGGTATTACTAGGGGACATAACGCTGGCGTATGTCTGTTGAAGGATGGTGAAGTTGTCTTTGCCACTGAAGAAGAGAGATTTACTAGAGTAAAATATGATGGAGCACCTCTAGCATCCATCTTAAAAATCAAAGAGTACACTGATAAAATTGACTATCTAGTTCTTGCTCACACAACTCCTCTGAAAGAATCTCAAGGTCCATTGGATTATTGTGGAGAGGATGCGTACACTTCTCTTGCTAGAAAGTTGGGGTTGATTGAAACTACCCGCAATTATGATAGAGAGACTGAGAACCACCCTCAAGTAATTGACCTTGGTCGTGTACACCATAAGTTACATGCTGCATGTGCTTTTTATAGATCTGGTTTTGATCAAGCAGCATCTGTGATTGTAGATGGTGCTGGCACATTTATCAAACACTTTGATCCCTTGATTAATCAAGAGATTTGCCTATGGGAAACAGAAACCCTATTCAACTGCACATATCCTGACATTCTTAATGTCAAGTATCGTCACCTTGGAACAAATGGTATGAGACCTACCATTGTCGAAACTGCTTTTCAGAATAAGCAACTAGATCCTGCGGATGATGATACTTGTATCCTGGTTGCAGACGCTACTGCTGGTATCGTAAAAGCATACGAAGCAGTGACTCACTACAATGGATTTGATGCCATTGAAGCAGGTAAAACCATGGGTCTGTTCCCATATGGTGAACCAAACGAAGACATTCCTGATATTTTTGTTGAGGGAAATACTTTCCTTTCTCACTATCGTCCAGTGAATGCTAACTTCATCACCCCCACATATCCTAACGCTGCATATGTAAACGAGCAGGGAAATGTGACTCTTCAGACTCCAAATGATATTGATCCTTCTGATTTTGCTAGACTGAAGAGTCGTCAGGATCTGTCCTACAAAGTTCAGGTTGAGACTCAAGAGAGAGTTTTGGATCTCATTCGATTTGCTTCTGCGATTACAAAGCAAAAGAATGTTACTCTTTCTGGTGGATATGGATTGAATTGTGTTGCTAACTACTACTATTTGAAGGAGTTGGAAGACGAAGGTATCAATCTTTATGTCGAACCTATCTCCAATGATGCGGGAACTGCTATTGGCGCTGCTCTGTACTGGCATCATACAGTCACTAGAGATAGTAACATTAGACCCTATGCAGAGAGTCTCTATCTTGGACCTGAGTATAACTACTCAACCAATGATATTATTGACACTGCTGATAAGTATGGTGGTGTTGTTTCCGAAGCAACAAATGAAGATGTTATTGATCTGATTACTGATAAGAATATTGTTGCATGTTTCCAAGGAAGATCTGAGGCAGGTCCTCGTGCTCTTGGCAATCGTTCTATCCTGTATGATCCGCGTGATCCAGAAGGAAAAGACTTTGTAAACACCGTGAAGCGTCGTGAGTTCTTCCGTCCCTTTGCTGGATCTATTCTTGCAGAACATGTTGATGACTGGTTTGATCTGCGTGGTCTGGAAGAGACTCCTCACATGATGTATGCAGTTAATTGTCAACCTGGAGTGGAGGAAAAGATTCCCTCTATTATTCATGTTGACAAAACATGTCGCATTCAAACTGTAACACCAGAGCAGAACAAAAACTATTATGATCTGATCAATACTTTCTATGAGAAGACTGGTGTCCCCATTCTGTTCAACACATCTTTCAATCTTGGTGGAGAACCTCTTGTAGAAACTCTTGACGATGCTCTTCGGACCCTTGCAAATTCTGACATCGAGTACCTGTATCTTCCTGAGTATGGTAAGATTGTAAAGGTTTCTAATGACTAAAGTATTTGTCAATGGGACATTTGATGTCCTTCATCGTGGGCACCTTGCACTTCTAAATTATGCAAGGTCCCAAGGTGATGAGGTAGCAGTTGCTGTAGACACTGATGCCAGAGTGAAGGAAATGAAAGGTGAATCTAGA